ATCTAGTTTAGTACCATCAGTTGCAATATCTCTTCCGTCAACTGTTCCTGTGACCGCTATATTATTAGCCACAGTAAGATCAGTACCAACATACATTTTTTTAGCGGCTGATACACCACCCGCAGTACGAATAGCTCCGTCACTAGAGGTAGCGTCAGTTCCACCAGCTACATTCATTTTTGAGCTTACATCTAATACACCTGATATGTTAGCTCCTTGTCCGTCAGTTTCAAACTTAAATCCATTATCATTATATATAACAACTCCACCATCTCCTTGAACAAGAATTCCATTTTCACCACCTTGAGGTTGTATTTTTATATCGTTTTCTGCTCTTAAATATAAATCACTACCTGAACGCTGTGACGCTATATATAAATCTCCAACAGAACCACTATCGGTTTCTATTTTTGAATTAGAGCCGTCATGGTAGATTTGTAAATCATTACTAGCTCCAAAATTAGTTTTCACATTATCACCAAGACTTATTTGCCCTGTCATAGTTCCACCAGCTAAAGGTAGCTTAGTTGCAATGTTATTGTTTACTGTAGTTGAAAAGTTTGCGTCATCTCCAAGAGCTGCTGCTAATTCATTTAAAGTATTAAGAGCTGCTGGTGAAGAGTCTACTAAGTTACTTACCGCAGTGTCAGTGTAGCCAGTGTAGTATGAGCCATGTTGTCCGTCTAAGGTATCAGCATTAATATTTAGAGCGTCAATATCAGATTTAGTTTGGTCAGCCGTTGCACTTGTTTCAATTCCATTTAATTTAGTGTGGTCAGCGTCAGTAAAAACATTAGAGTCACTTGCACTTTCCACAAGTGTTCTAATTTCACTAGCTGTTTGATCCGCCGTAGCTGAAGCTTCAATGCCGTCTAACTTAGTTCCGTCAGTTTGTAAATCTCTTCCGTCAATCGTACTAGGAATTGTGATTGATCCGTCATAGTTTTGAAAAACTGCTTTATCGGCTGGATAGGTGATGAACACATCTTTAGTTCCAGCTCCAAAGTTTACTGCATTGTCACTATTTGATGATTGTAAAATATTAGTTCGCTCTAATTGACCTGAACCATTAAAAGTACCATGACCGATTTCAAAATTAGTACCTATTTTATCTTGTATTACATAATACAAAGTATCGTTTGTTGAACAAACAGCACTAAAAGCTTGAAAGCCGTCTACACCACCTGAAAAAGCAATAGTTCCTGTACCTGTAGTTGTGCTTTCTTGTTTTACTCTATCAGCTAAGATTAAAGCCATACTTTAATCCTTAATCAATAGTTATATCTAAATCACCAGCATTAATTCTAAAAATATCATTAGTATCGATAGTTTTAGAAACAGTTAATGCTCCATGAAACAACATATTTCCACTTGTGGAAGCGTCCATAATACCAATGTGAGTAATAGTACCCCATGATGATTGTGCCGCTGAAAATTCAATGTTGTTTGTGTTAGCTGAAGCGTTATTAGCTGTTGTAAATGGTACAGCTTGTCTTCCATACCCCGTACCTGAAGTAGAAATCTCATTTGAGAGACTTCCTGTTTCAGTTGGATCAGCAGTAAACAAAGCTAGATGAATAGTTGATACAGCAGACAATGATCCAGCATTATTGTTTAAAACAAACTGAAGAAGCTTGGTCTCCAAATAGTTTGTCATAGCGTTAGTTGTCATAAATTACTCTCCTAGTTAGTAATAAGTTCGTTGTGCGGAATAAAAACTATCAGGTTCGACCATACCGCCTAAGTCGTCTGATCCTCTTCTTCTATCATCTTCATCTTCATAACCTTGAATTGAATCTTTATACATTAGCTCAAATGATTGAGCTTGATTCATATCCTGTAGGTATGCAAATGATAACGAAGAACAAGTTTTGTAAACTAAACTTTCAGGCATACTTAAAGTAACGTAATTAGTGTCGCTGTTTGCCGTTGGTTCAGTAAATTTCTTTTTATAAAAAATATCGTATGTGTAATTCTTTATCAGGTTTTGGATAAAATTGAATTTCATCATCAAGTAATGCATAATTACAAGGTTGTGATTTAGTATCAGTATTAAATTCTATTCTTCCCACATAAGGGGGTATCTTTTTAAGTCCATAACGTGAATTATTTTCATTTACTGTAATTGCTATAGGATAAATAAAATCAAGTGGTAAACTTAATCTTTGATCGCTAGTACTTGCCGATACAGTTATTTTATCTAACCAATGCCAATCACGAATAGATTGAATTTCTTTTAAAGCCCTGTAAGCGTGTTTATGAACAATACCTGAAGAGACAGTTGTACTTAAATCTTCACGATTTAAATGATCGGTCACATCAGATAAAATTTCTCCCCAATTTGCCATATTTTAAAATCTTTCTAAAGAGGAGAGCCGAAGCTCTCCCCTAAAGTTTTAGTTATACTCTTTGTCCAATTAGACAAACAGATACCGTAGCCGCTCCAGTCACATTAGCAGTTTCAATTTCGACCTTAATTTGGTCTCCAGTTGAAGCTTTAAAAGGCGCAACATTCATTTTTGCAAATGAAGCCGCTCCCGCTGTTGTGTCACCTGTAATCGCAGTCGAACCACTAAATAATGCTATAACAGCACTACCTAAAGTAGCCGAGTGAGACACAGAAGCGTCAGTCACAAGCATATCCGCTGGTACATCAAATGCGAAAACAAAGTCTCCGTCACTTATGCCACTAGCTGGAAAAGCCATGTCGTGTTTGATAACAAATAACCCGCCGTCAGATTTAAGAGCAACCTGAGTTGATGGTTTTTCGTAAGTAGTTACATCAGCCATATTATTCTCCTAAATTAATGTGAAGCCGCCGCAGAATCACAAGCTATGATTCCGAAGTCTTCTGAGTTAAAGATTGTTTTTTGAACGCCCCAAATAAGAGAGGTTGCAATACCGACTTTATCTTCGTAATCGAAGGTTTTTTCAGTATATTTCATTCTCTCTTGTCCGAAACCTCTACCAAACGAAACAATACCTGATTGAGCGCCCATAAATAAGGCTCTTGCCGCAGATACATTGCCACCTGATCCATAGTCACTAAAAGTAGGTACACGAGTTGACTCTATTAAGAGTACTCCATGATATTTACCTAAAGCTTGGCTAAAGATAGGGTTGTCAGATATTTTTCCACCTTGCATAGCGGCTTTTTGTATATCTAACCATTGTCCTGTATTGGTTGAAGTTCTAAGATCATGCACTTGGTACGGGTGAAGTAACATAACGTATGCTGTTTCACCGCCAAAGTTAGCTGGTCTCATAGTCGGGGAAGCCAATTTAGCTTTTTCAACAAGTCTATCAATGTCAGACAAAGATAGTTTATCGTTTGCGTCAATAGAAGCTTTTGAAGTAGCGTCATTTGCATAAACGATTCTATTTGTTGAAGGAGCTGTGATTGAATTTCCAGCGAACTCATAAGTTGAAGCAACAGCCGTATTACCAGCAAGGTAATTTATAACTGCTGAGTCCATGCGTTCCGCCCACCATTCGGCACAAGCCGCTTTTGCGTCGTTTCTTAGATCGAAGTCAATGCGTTGTTGAGAGATTCCTAGATCAACTTTCATTGCGTGTCTCATCATGTCGATATGTAAGTCACTTGAGCTATAAGTTAGCCCTTCTTCGTGACCTTCTAATGTTGAGTTCCCTGTCACGGGAGCGCCACTAGGTAGTGATCTTAGTCTGAATCTTACTCTATCACCCGCACTTTTATTTAATTCGTCTTTTACTTGTATAATAGACGAATCAGTTTTGCCGATAAGCTTACCAAAAATTGTTTGCTTAACAGCGTCTTTAAACGCCGCCTTGCCCCACAACTTCAAAGTAAGGTTATTAGCAGTAGTGATGTTAGTAGTCGCCATAGCGATAATTCTCCTAATAATTGTTAAGTTAAAAAAAATTGTAAATAACGAATTTACACGAAATTGAGATTGACGCTCTCTTACGAATTTTCTTTAACGAGAAGTACCGATTGGCAAATAAACGCTTTGCTAGGCGAGGTGTAGAAGGGGAATACTATCCCATTGAGATTGGTATTCAGATTCTAAAATTCTTTTGCGATCAATTTCCCATTTATTCAAATAAGTTTGTACTTGTGGGACTTGATCTTCTGTTATGTATATCACATCTAAGGCTTCTAGTTCAAGTTCTTTTGCCGCTAGTATTTGTGGCAATCCTGATATGACATCAATTTTTTTTCCTTTTTTTACTAAAAAGATTGGGCGTAATGACGCTTCAGCTTCAGACATAGCTTCTAATATCTTTTTAAATTTATCACTTTTTTTTATGCGTGATATTTTATCACCTAAACTTTTGTCCAGGGAAGATATTAAACTGTCAGGTTTTTGACTTTTTTTCTCAAAAATTTCACTAACAGCTACTTTTTTATTCTTGAAGATCGTTTTAGTCATTACTGCCCTTCAAGCGATTGCAGAATATTGTTCAATTCCTTATCGCTCATTTCATTAAAATCATCATCTGTCATTTCTAAAGCTTCCGTTGCTCTTTGTTTTAATGACCTATTCTTGCCTGATTTAGCTCCTCTTACTGAAGACAAGCTAGTCGGTGGATTAACATTTTTTGCACGAGTAAAATCACTAGAAGCTTCTGTGTTGTTTCCTGTCTCAGCCATATAGTTATCATACATAATTGTTAAATCCCTGTAATCAAATCTACTATTTAATTCTTCTTGTGAATATCCTTTTTTCCTTCCCCATTTCACAATGTCTTGAGCGTGTTCTGCAAAATCAGGTCTTAGTTCGTACAATTTAGCTGTATGCCAATTTACTACTTTTTGTTGGTCTTCTAATTTACCTTGATCTAATTGTTGTTCAGCTTGAGCTAATTGAAAATTCTTTGTAGCCTTTATTGGATCAACCTGAAAATTATGCTCTATGTTTTTTTTATCTTGATTTACTTTCTCCAGGCGTTCTTGCTTAGCAGTTTCAATTTTATCTAAAACTTCTTGCAAATCATGTTTAGTATCTTTCTCGTTTTTACGAGCTTCTCTTCTAGCTTTATTTTGATTCCACAAAGCGTCAGTAATTTCATCTGGACTCTTTTTAGCCCAGCGTTCTTTAAACTGATTGTATTCATCATCAGGCTCAGCAGATTCTTTCCATTCCTCAGATATTTTATCTTCAGGCTCGTTAGTTTCTACTTCGTTAGTTTCAGCTTCGTTAGTAGGGGCTTCGTTATTTAATTCTTTCTGTTCTTCTTCTGATAAATCTAAATCATCTAGTCCGTTTTCAGCCATTTATTTTTACTCCTTATTGGGGTTGTTGTGGTTGTTGTTGGTTCATCATACCTTCCAACATTTGCTTCCATTCATCTTTAAGATGTTGTGATATTGGAAGTATATCAACAAAACTTGGTGGCACAGGCACACCAGCTTGTAAAAGCATAGGTAAAGTTGTTTGAAGAATATACATAGTTGCCATTTTATCATTAGGCGTATCTGTACTGTCTTCAACAATAGCGTCAAACTTACCAAACTGTAAATCAGTTGTAGCTTGAACATACCTTGCTCCTCGTTCCCCCATAATTCTAACCTTACGATCATCAGCTATATATTGTTGGATCATAGAAATTAAAACAGTTCCTATTAATCTTCTAGTCAATCGTAAATTGTCAAAATAAGTTTCTAAAATTGTCATACCTTGTCGTTGTCGCATTTGCATAACAATTCCAGCAGTATCTTTTGGTGATGAACCTAGAAGTTCTACATTCACCCCTGAAATATCTCTCATGTTTTGTAATCTAGTTTGAGCCATTTCCATTACATGACGAGGAAGGGGCATAGCTCTAAGTTGTTGTGGCATACCTCTTGTTGCATTGTATTCACCGATAAATCCAGCTTGTGAAGAGCGTTGTTCCCAACGTCTTTTATCTACAAA